GGAACCAAGGTTCCCTTATGAACCCTCCTTTAATTCTGCATTTTTGTTAAAGGGAAGGTTCAAAAGGAAACCGTAGGTTTCCTTTAGTTCACCTTCATAAATAAAATTCTTAATGTTTTTTATGAATGTTGTATCAAGTCATTGTTTTTTTATTAATATTAATCATTTATAGTCAGATTATGTTCCAATTAAAAAAAGGCGACGACCTAGAAATATACGAAACCGATTTCACAAACAATAAAGAATTGAATGATAGTGCCAATTTAAAACAGCCGTTCATATTTTCATTTAGCAATTTTGACAATATGCTGAAAGACATTAGTTTGATTCCTGATTACGGCAGTTTTGACGTTTTTGTCAAGGACAATCGCGACTACTATGCAGATAAGCCATCCAATAGTATTGTTCTCACCCTGAATGCGGCAGATTCGCTGATGAAAACCGACCCCGATGAAAAATATTACAGCGATGGTAACCAGCATTTTATTGAGGAAACCGGTATCCAAAAATATTATAACCAGTTTGACAAATATCTGAAACCGACGTTCAATGTTTTTAGTAAATATGATGTAATCTTTGGCTCAGCCGGGGTAACGACGCCGCTCATTTATCACACATATGAACGCAGGTACCTCTATTTAACCACTGGTAAAATGCAGGTGAAAATGACCCCGTGGCGAAGCACCAAATATATGATTGTCAATAAAGATTACCAGGAATATGAATTCAGTTCGCCGCAAAATGTGTGGAAACCGCAACCCCCATATACTGGGTTTCAGAAAATGAAATTTTTGGATTTTACAGTGCATCCGGGGCACATATTGTATGTGCCGCCGTTTTGGCATTACAGTATCCAGTTTATGAAAGATGAAAATAATTTGGTTCATGTCTTTAATTACGGGTCCGTGATGAATGTTTTGTCCAATGTATTCAATTTGGGGCACCATTACTACGAAAAAAATGTTTTGAAGAAGAAGAAGGAAACCGAAGCGAAAATTTAATTTTTGCTAAATGATTTCAATATAGTGTTAACATTTTCCGAACTGAAAGGAGTTTCATCTGTTATACAAAAGTTGTTGATGTCATTGTCGTTGTCGTTATTTGACGGAGGACATCCTCTTTGAATAGGAGCACATGCTTTTTGAGGAATATCGCCGTCGTCGTCATAGTCATCATAATTTGAAGACGCACATGCTCTTGTAACATTGTCATCATCAGATTCCGAATCATAAGTAAATCGAGAATTATTTTCAACTACTACATTATGCATTCGTTGATCTCCATTGGAAGCTTGTCTTGAACAAGAATACATAAATGCATTACGCGTTCCCAGCGTTTGATATACAATTGCAATATCATTGCACAGATATTTCAATTGAACATTCTCTGTCATACCATTGTTTTTCATATAAGTGTTGATTTCATTCATAACTAATTTCATTTCCGCTTTCAACAAATAGTGATTTTGTTTTTCACCATTTGTCGCTTTGTATAATAATTCCAGCGTTCTTTGCCTGTAAAATGCAATTTGTAAGTCTTCATATTTGCCTTCAAAATTGACAACATGTTGAACTGTGCCATTTGATTTTACAACAATCACAAGGTCTTTCGGTGTTTCCGAATATAGATTGAATGTCTTTTTCATCGACCCCGACATATTTCCAACATACAATTCGGATTCCAACGTGTTTGTCTTGTAATTATATATTTTTCCACCTGCAACTTCAATGGTTACTGCGTCCATGCATTTATATAAGATACGCTCCAATATCTCTGCATACGCATTTCTGGATTTTTCAATGGTTGCAATGAAATAATAAGTGCTGTCTTTTGTATTACTCAATGCCGCAAATATTCGAGGGTTGTGGCCAACACCAAATCCAATAAATGTATTGATTGCATTTTTGTCTACGCATTCCGCTAGTGCAACTGGATGTTTAATTCCTTGATTTGCATCGCCATCGCTCAAGAATATATTGTATTGTTCGGGGCCAGTAGTGTGCATTTTTTGTAGGGCTCGGCCAATGTTGGTTTCGTCTTCACTGTATATCTTTTTCAACTTTCCAATTAACTCGTCTAAGTTGGAACTTAGAACGGGTGTTGCCTCAAATATGGTTTTAACACGTGTGCTGAATGTTTTTACACTGACCGATATGTTTCCTTCGGGGCAGTTTTCCTCGATAAACCGTAGAACTCGCTCAGTTACAAAAAGCACTTGTTCCAGTTGAGTATTTCCGTCACTGCATTTTTGGTCCATCGAACCTGAATTATCAATCATTAAGTGGATGGTTTTTTTTTCGCTGGAAATTTGGACTTTTTTCAATTCCAATTCGAATGTACCAAAATGTTCTAGTGGAACAAGTTTATTTTCTTCTTTTTCATCTTCATCTTCTTCATCTGATTCAGAATGAGGCTCAATGAAAGATGATTTTTGAAAATTTGTTTGAATTGTAAGATTTGTATCTACCGTAGTTTCAACAACAGGGTCTTCAACAATGGTTTCCACTACAGGGTCTTCAACAATGGTTTCCACTACAGGGTCTTTATCATCTACTTGGCTGATATGCATTATGATTTCGCTCTTCTCAATATTTGGTGATTGCATTTTGTTCTGGTTTTATGAATTTAATTTTTTACTAAAAATTAATTTCAATTTTACACCAAAAAATGATTTGATTATTTTTTTCGTTTGGAATTCTTTTTTCTTTTATTCGTTTTTCTTAGTTTTTTTATTTTCTTCAATCCTAACCCACTTGAGCTTCTCAACAATTCTCTCATTTTATCGTTTTTTGCTACATCTAATGGTGTTACACCGTACCCATCTGAATACTTCTTTGGAGGCAATTTTGGGTCTGCTCCATATTCAAGAAGTATTTTTGCTATTTCATAATATCCATTTGCTGATGCAACAAAAAGAGGACTTCTCCCAATTCCGTCCGCTTGATTGATATTTCTAACTCGTCCGGTTTCAAGGAGTAATCTTACTTTGTTATAATTCCTTGTATTTGTTGCCATAATAATTGCAGTCGTAGGCATATTAGCCCAAGTATTTTTCCCTAATGCATTGAGGTCTACGCCACTCGCTAATACTTCTTTCAAATATTCATCATCCTTGTCATCATCATCTTCAATTGCATTTATTAGGTTTTTATCTAATGTATAGGGTCTTAATATAAATGCGGACATTATATAATATATAATGAATATAAATTATTCTTTCCCTAACAAATCTTATACGTTTTTTTCGTTGCGTATTTGTATCCAATCTCTATGAGTTCGGTTCCATAATCAAAGTTCATGGAACTATAATCGGAGAGATACTTTGCATCCACAAAATACTTGTTTATCTCTCCAATTGGTTTTGCACAATTCTGGTTCATTGTTGCCAACGGGTTATTGAAATTGCCGGTTGCAACTTCGAATGTTCTTATCAACATTTCTTTGAGCGAAGTGATTGGCGAAGAATCATATTTAATTCCTTCATACGGTGTAATATACGTAATATTCAAGTAGTCTCCGTGTTCCACCTGCAATAATTCGTTGGACAAAGTGCCTCCGTCTGCATACAGGTTGCCATTGTATTCAATCGGTGGGAAAACCCCTGGAATTGCCGAGGAGGAAAGAAGAAGGAGCACTTTGTTAGCATTATCATTTTGGTTAAATTCGTAAACATCCAGGTTTCCGCTGTATAAATTGGTTGCACCAATAAGCGTTTTTATAACGGGTTCATTCGGCATTTTATCAATAATTGTGCTTAAAGTCTTTTTTAAGGGCTCGGTATTAAGGACAGATACTCCAGTAGTAGGCAATAATTCAAAGACCATTCGGTTATGCATATCTCCATAAAGTTTCTCTGCAAAACGGATTCCAGTGTTTAAATCTTTGTAGTAAGAGAGAAACCCGGAATTTAATGCACCTGCAGAAATTCCAGTATACAAGTCGTATGTTTTGGTTGGTCTTTGTTCTTTCTCTGCAATATACTTTGCGATTCCGATTTCAACCGCACCGAATGAACCGCCGCCGCTAAATGAAAGCTGATTTAGCGAAGCAACTTTTGTCAATAAACAAGCAATTATGATTATGCAGAACATTATAATAAAATAAAATATATTTTTATTATAATTTGTGAAGTCTTTTATTTCTTTTTGGTCTCTACCGGTTGTTCAGCAACAGGCTCCTCAGCAACAGGCTCCTCAGCAACATGCTCTTCCATTGCAGCCTCTTCAGCAACTCTAGCTTCCTCCACCAATCTTGCTTCTTCTGCCAATCTAGCTTCCTCCACCAATCTAGCTTCTTCTGCTAATCTAGCTTCTTCTGCTAATCTAGCTTCCTCCACCAATCTAGCTTCTTCTGCTAATCTAGCTTCTTCTGCTAATCTAGCTTCCTCCACCAATCTAGCTTCCTCCACCAATCTTGCTTCTTCTGCCAATCTAGCTTCTTCTGCCAATCTGGCTTCTTCTGCCAATCTGGCTTCTTCTGCCAATCTGGCTTCTTCTGCTAATCTAGCTTCCTCTGCTAATCTAGCTTCCTCTGCTAATCTGGCTTCTTCTGCTAATCTAGCTTCCTCAGCTAATCTGGCTTCCTCAGCCAATCTGGCTTCCTCCTGTTTTTTTACTTCTTCTTCAGCAACAATAGGGTTCTGCATTGCAACAACTGGCTTGGGTCTTTTAAAAAAATTAAATCCAAACATTTTATATATTTGTTTATTATTTTTTTACCAAAATAATAAACTAACTACCTAAAGATCTACCAAACAAATGTTTTATGAATCGTAAAATAATTGAACTATTTCAATAGTTTTATTTGTTTTATTTTGTGGTTCTGTCCAATAATCAATCTGCAAGGATAATGCATTTAATCTTTCTAACCACTCAGTTTTTTTGTTTTTTTTAACTACACATATTCCTTTTGTATTTGTACCCCAACAAGAAGTAATATTATCATATTCATCTGGGTTAAATCGTATAAAAACAATGGGTCTATGGCCTAAGTCTTGAGAGAGTTCCATGATACGTTTATTTTCACAACTACAATCATAATCAATATGCTGGTTTTCATCTATTTCTACTATTAATATTTGATAACCTAAATCTATCAATAAATCTGGTCTTCTCTTAGAACAACCGTTTTGTATGATTTTATCAGATACCCAGGTTAATTCTGGATACTTTGTTTTTACATATTCTACAACTGCATATTCTTTGGTTTTATAATTGCGCGATACTGGCTTATCTGGAAACATATTCATATAACAAAATAAACAATATCCGTCGTATTTATTATGAACTCTTGTAGAACATAAGTGTGTTTTGCAAGTTTTAGATTTTACGTCTATCATTCCTTCAAGTTTATGAGAACTGCAGTATAAAGGAGTTTTTTTCCCATAATGATTATAATTTGATTGTTTTTTACAACCTTCATAAATACAGTTTTTAGATACTATATTTATCATTCCTTCTAATTTATGCGCACTGCAATATAAAGGATTTTTCGCACATTCTTTATTAAAATTTGGTATTTTTTTACAACCTTGATGAATACAAGTTTTAGATACTATATTTATCATTTCTTCTAATTTGTGGGAACTGCAATATAAAGGAGTTTTTTCACCTTTTTTATTATAATTTGGTCTTATTTTACACCCAGGATGAATACAAGTTTTGTCTACTATATCAATCATTTCTTCTAATTTGTGTGTAAAACAATACAATGCTTTTGTTTCACCTTCCTTATTAAAAGTTGGTCGTGTTTTACAACCTGCGTAAATACAAGTTTTATGTTTCATATCAATCATTTCTTCAAGTTTATGATAAGTGCAATATAAAGGAGTTTTTTCGCCATCTTTATTGTATGTTGGTCTTATTTTACACCCAGGATGAATACAGGTTTTACTTTGTATATCAATCATTTCTTCAAGTTTATGAGAACTACAATATAAAGCAGTTTTTTCACCTTCTTTATTAAAATGTGGTCGTGTTTTACAACTTGGATGAATACACGTTTTATGTTTTACATCTACCATTCCATCTAGTTTGTGCAAAGAACAATAGATTCCTTTAGATTCCCCTACTTTATTATAAAGGGGTGATATTTTACATCCTGGGTGAATGCATATTTTAGATAATACATCAATCATTCCTTCTAATTTATGATTGGAACAATATAAAGCAGTTTTTTCACCTTCTTTATTAAAATGTGGTTGTTTTTCACATCCATTATGAATGCATTTTTTATTTTTTACATCAACCATTCCATCTAGTTTGTGCAAAGAACAATAGATTCCTTTAGATTCACCTTTTATATTAAAATATGCTATTGTTTTACAATATTTAAATTTACACATTTAATAATAATAATTATATTATTATTTTTAAATTAATTTTGAAAATTTACCAAAACGAGCCACCTGCTAAAAGACTATTTGCTGCCGCAGGAGCTGGTGAATATTCATTGAAATCCCCTTGCGGCGCACAACCAGTTCCCTGCACTTTGACAGCATAATCAAACCCTTGGCCCGAACTTCTGTTATTATTTGTTGCAGTTGGTAATGGTGGAAACATCCCTGTCTGGGTTCGCGAATCATCGAGAGAATCCGCTTGGCTGGGTTGGTGATTCTGCGTCGTCTCTTTTCTCCCCTGTTTCTTATTCTCTGCCCCCGGTCCATTCCACAACTCGTAAGCTCGGTCAACCAAGATATTCACCTTGATTCCCAACTTGGTCTGCAGACTGAGAACAATCACCAAGAACGCCAAAATGACAGTGGTCAAATTGAACGCCTCATATTTGTATCCACTGTATGTAGGAAAATACGTGATGACCCGGTGAATCAAAACCACCCCAATAAACATAACAACAATTTGGATGAAGATTTCTGCTAAAAGTTCGAGAGACGACTTCTCAACATCCGCTTCAGGTACAAATTTCTGGATGGTTTTGTTGAGCATGACAACGGGCAAAATGGCGGTCAACGAATATTGGATGACATTCAGAATTTCGGCTTTTCCTTCGTCCGACGAATCAAATACGTGGTTTATAAAAGTATTTTGGTTAATTGATTTGGCTTCATGAATGATATTTTCCATTGATTATATAGTATATAAAAACAAAATTAAAGATTTCTTGATTAATTATTTCATCCAATGCACCAAGAACAACAATATTTGGACCTGATTAAAAACATTCTTGATAATGGAACTTGGGAAGAGGGGCGAAACGGCCGAACAAAAAGCGTCTTTGGTAACATGATGCGTTTCGATTTAACAAACGGGAAAATCCCAATTCTGACCACCAAGAAAACAGCGTGGAAAACATGTCTAAAGGAGCTTTTGTGGTTTATTCGCGGAGAGACCGACAACAAATTATTGCAGGACCAGGGCGTCCATATTTGGGATGGCAATACCACGCGTGAATTTTTGGACTCCAGAGGATTAAATTATAGAGAAGGTCTGATTGGCCCTGGCTATGGGTTTCAGTGGCGCAATTTCAATGCGCCGTATGACCAGGAGAGTGGCGGTCCTTCTGGAAAAGGTATTGACCAATTGCAACAAATCATTGATGCACTTAAAGACCCCGCACAGAGAACAAGTCGCCGTATGGTTATGACTGCGTGGAACCCGCTTCAAATAGACAAAATGGCGCTTCCGCCTTGCCATATTTTGTGCCAGTTCAATGTGCATGACGGTAACAAGCTGTCGTGCTGCATGATGCAGCGCAGCAACGATGAGGCATGTGGGACAACAATAAATATTGCATCATATAGCTTCCTTACGCATTTGTTAGCAAAACATTGTGGCCTAGAAGCATATGAATTTGTATATTTTAAAGGTAATTGTCATATTTATGAAGACCATGTAGAAGGATTAAAATTACAAATTACAAGAAAACCATTTCCATTTCCAACATTATCTATTAAACAAGTGAGAGATAATATTAGTGATTATACAATTGAGGATTTTGTTTTGGAAAACTATCAACATCATGAACCTATAAAATTTCAGATGGTTGCGTAGAATATTTGTAATTATTGAATTTTGGATTTTTTGAATTTAAACGCCATAGTATTGTTGGACTAGATATATCTAATTGTCTTCCAGCTTCTGCTATTGATATATATGTAATATCATTAATAATTATTTCTTTGGCATTTGTTGGAATAATTCCACAACGTTTTTCTCTTATTTTTTCTTTACTTTCTTCAGTATGATGTTTTCCAAAAAATGGATTTTTTTCTCCAATTCTATTTTTTGCAATTTCTGAAAATTTTTGTCTTGTTTCTTCTGATGCCTTTTTACCTTTACAATATGTATTTCCTTTATGAACTTCTGAAAATATCTTTCTTGCCTCTTCTGTATGAGTTTTTCCATACATTCCATTTCTTTCACCAATATTACCATATTTTTGTTTTCTTTCTTCAGAGCTCATTTTACTTATTGTTTCGGCGCATGTTTTTGAAATTTTATCTCTTATAGATTCTTTGTCTGGATGGTTTGTCAATAAATCGCCACCACTATTATTGTAATTTAAGTTATACAATTTATCTCGAATACTTAAATCCGTCAGATATTGCAATTCAATTTCTTTTGCTTCTTTCTCTGTATTGCATCTATGAATTATTTCATAAATAAATTTATCTTCTCCATCTAAATTGTATGCTCTTTGTAAAAATATATTATCGTGGCAAGAATTTTTAAGTTTGCAACGATGAACACAAAATCGTCTATTAATGTTTTTTGAATACCCTATGTAATATCTATCTGATAAAACATTTGATATTTTATAAACGCCAATGATTGGTTGTTTGGTTTCTTCCATTTATATACTGTAATATTTTTATTTTATATAGTTTTCTAAGAAAAACTATATTTGTTAAATATTTTCTTGTTTTTCTTTTTCCATCTTTGTTTTTTTATTGAGGTATGCAGTTTTTGCCCATTTTTTTTTCTGTTCTTCTGTTGGTTTATAAGTTTTTTTGTATTCTTGTATTTTTTGTTTTATTTCTTCTTTATTATTTTCATAATAAAGTTTTTTATATGATGGTGCTGTATATCTTTTGAGATGTTCTTTTATTTCATCTATTTCTTTTTTTAATTTTTCATTTAATTCTTTAAGTTCTTGGTTTTCTTTTATTATGTATTCAATGTTCATTATATAAATATATTATTTAACGTTTAATATGGTTTATAAATTATTTTTGTGGTCTTGAAGCATATGAATTTGTTCATTTTATGGGCAATTGTCATATTTACGAAAATGCCATAGATGCTTGTAAATTGCAAATTACAAGAACGCCTTATCCTTTTCCAACTATTTCAATTAAAGAAGTGAGAGAGAATATTAATGATTATACTATTGACGATTTTATTTTGGAAAACTATCAATCCCATGAGGCAATTAAGGTTGCAATGGTTGCATAAAATAAATAACATTTTTTTCAAATGTTATTTAGGATTTTACTTTGGGGGTTCCCCTACCTCTTCAACCTCATCATCCGAAATATGGAAATCAATTCTGTCATCTTTTGGCTGTCCCATATCCGAGAGAACCTGGATTCTCTCTTCATATAGGGTCTTATTGACCTCCATGGTATATGCCTGCAGTTTCAAAACAATATCTTTCAAATCGGCAACCTCCTGCGCCAACACTGCAAACTTGGTGTCAAACTCGTCGGCCATAGCATTGACTGCATCTTCAGAGGCAGATACAGAAGCAGATGCATTGGTTTGGGACCCACCTTCCTTCATAAATGTTTCTAAAGTAATTAATCGCTTGTCCACGAGAGAAATGACCTGGGGCAATGTGAGTCCACCTTTAGGGGTTTGTGGTTGCAAATTATTATTATTTGTTTGCGCGGGAACTCCATTGTCTTGTAAAGTTGCACCCCCGGCACGTCTTTTTCTTGCGGCGGCATTTGCTTGGCTCATTTTATATTTTGATAAATGAAATATAAAATATGATTTTAACGCGATTAAACATTCATAAATATATTAAATATATTTAGTATATTAATAAAATGGCATCCAGCAACGACATACTAGAGAAAATCAATTCTTTGAAAAGTGATTATTATACCGAAAATAAAAAAAACACATTTTTCAAAAATGGACAAAAATTTGATTGTGCAAATACCATTGTTCAACAAATGAATAAAACCGATTTGTTTAATAGTATTATTAAGATTGACGAAACCCGGTTGCTGTTCAATTATACCATGTTTAAAACCATTATTCACCCGGATATTTATATGGATTTAATACACTTCATTTTTCAGCAAAGTGACACCATTTTGCAAACGAATGCCATGTATGATGTTATTGTTGATTTCAAAGGGTTAACAATGACTGGTGTGGAGAGATACAAGGGGTTTATTATAGCTTTATCTGATGAAGGACAGAGAAATGGAAAGAATTTTTTGCAGAAGATGCAAAAAATCACTATTATAAATCCGCCATTCATGGTTGCCAATGTTGGTAAAATTTTGTTGCCACTGATGGATAAATGCGTGAAGGAAAAGATTATCTTGGGATAAACATTGATTCTAGATAAAAATACATAAAAAAATGTAAATAATTATCCCATATGCATTTAGTAACCGGTGCAAGTGACAATCATTATGAAATATCATAAAAACGACCCAAATTACGTAATAGTTGTTTATAACTTAGGAATTGAAGAATCATTATGGGAAAGGCTGATAAATTTATTTGGTAGATATAGTAATTTTGTGGTTGAAGTATTTGATTATGGTTTATATCCAGATTATGTAAACATAAATATAAATGCTGGAGAATATGCATGGAAACCCATTGTAATTTATGACGTTTTTACACCTTTTCTCATTTAAAACGCCCATTTTATAGTTGATGAATATTATACAGATTATAAAATACACAATGATGTAGATTAGACCGACAACAAATAACAAATCTGGAGTTGCCAACCATAGTCCGTTCAACAAGTTTCATTTCGAAGCTAGAGAAATATTCAATAGTGTAAAATAATATGAAAACAAATTTACATATTATCTAGAAAATGTTTCACGACTTAACTTTGAGAGATGGTTCGCACGCTATTTCACATCAACTAACAAGGGAAATGATAGAGGATTATTGTATTTTTGCAGAAGACGCCGGTATAGAAGTAATAGAGGTGGGGCACGGAAACGGTCTTGGTGCATCATCAACATTGATTGGAGAATCATTATTATCAGATTTGGAAATGATACAAATTGCAAAATCACATCTTAAAAAAACAAAACTTTCAGTTCATATAATACCAGGATTTGCAACTATTAAAAAAAACATTGACCCAGCAATTGAGTTAGGAGTTGATATATTTCGAATTGCTAGTCACTGCACTGAAGCGTCATTAACAAAAACCCATATTGAGTATCTATCGTCTTTAAATAAAACCGTATATGGAGTTCTTATGATGACTGCAATGTGTTCTGTACAAACCCTATTTGAAGAAGCATTCAAAATGAAATCATATGGAGCAAATGCTATTATAATGATGGATTCTACTGGGTCATATCTACCGTCAGATGTTCAAGAGAGAGTTTCAAAATTAGTGGAATTAAAAATACCAATTGGGTTTCATGCACACAATAATTTACAATTAGCAGTAGCAAATTCAATAGCAGCAATAGAATCGGGAGCATCTATTATTGATGTTACAATTCGCGGATTTGGAGCAGGTGCTGGAAATACACCCCTTGAAATAATGGCTTATCTATATGAGTGTCCTTTTTTAAATAAAACAAAGATATTAGAACAATGTGATAAATTTATAGTACCCATACCAATTTGCAAACCTATTAATATTTTAACATCAAAATACAAAATAATGTCTGGATTTGAAAAACACATTATTAAAGCAGCCGAACAATATAAAATATCATATATTGAACTAACAAATAATTTGGGAACTCAAAAATTGGTTGCAGGACAAGAGGATTTTATCTATATTACCGCAAAACAGATTGCGAATAGTATATACCGGTGAAGATTTACACCATTGTGCATTTGAAATGCGCAATGGTGTAAAATTGGACACCCCGCAGGGGTGTCATTTAAAATCGTTACTGATACAGTGTCAGTAAATAATTTGTAAACTTGTTGAATGTCCAATTTTACACCCTTGAAGATTTACACCTTTTCGCATTCAAAATGCGCAAAGGGGACCCCTTTTTTCACTCATAACTGCCCACAAAGTGGGCGTTTACCCGAAGGGAGAGAAAAGGTGTAAAACGGCACGTTTTCAATCTCCAATGGAGCGATATCGGTGACGATTTCAAACATAGCACACCTGCAGTGTGCTGTTTTAAATGTTCACTGGTATAAATGTTCATCGGTTTAAATTATATGAGAGATCTATGTTTATATACACGGTCTCCTTGAACAATGCCAACATGTACATACATCTCATCTGACAAAATTTTTTCAATTTCTTCTATATTCGTGTTATATCTTTGTAACCAAGGTCCAAAATTTTCTACAACAATAACCGGTTTACATCTTTTAATTGTATTCATACCACCTAGTAAAGCAAATTTTTCATAACCCTCAATATCTAAATGAATTAAATCACATGTTTCCAAATTTAAATTATCAATCGTAAATGTTGGTGTATGTCCTTTCCCAATTACATGGGAACCGCCATGTCCCAACGTTTCATTAGTATTGAATAAATTTACGCATTCATTTATTTGACCCAAACAACCCTGGAATTTATAAACATTTTCAGAACGAACATTCATATTTAAACAAAAAAAGTTAATTGGGTCTGGTTCAAATGTGTATACACGATTGAATATTTTTGCATATTGCATTACATAATAACCAGCATTTCCACCAGCTTGAATAATTACATCTTTTTTATCAACAAAAGATGATATATTTACAGGGACATCTTTGAATGTATTCATTAATAAAAAACATGTGCTTGTTGGATGAGCATATGTCGGAGTAATTTCTTCTGCTCCATCTTTTTTTGGCCAATATACACCTTTATGTAAAACAATTTTATTTTCCATTATAAATAATATTATTTATATTATTTATATTATTTATATTATTTATATTATTTATATATTTTTACACTCTATTTATAATTCTGGATTTCAATGATATATTGTCTTTCATAATATCTTCAATGATATCCATTTTCAACAATGGAGACATTTCCTCGATTGGTGGTGCAAAAATTGTGTTATCATTATTAAGAACGCCCTTCACTTTTGGTATAAAATCCTGATTGGGATCCATAAATATTTCACATATTGATGGTCCGTCAAAATCTATAAACCTTGGATAATATTCATAAAAATTGTCCCACGATTTTATCTGATATTTTTCATAACCAAACGCATCCGCAATTTTCATATAGTCTGGTAAAACAACTCCACTTTGCGAATCAACTGCGTTATATTTACCTTTAAATAACATTTTTTGTGTATGTTTAATCATTAAATAACCGTCATTATTAAATATAACAATTTTGACTTTTAATCTATGTTGTATAATAGTTTGTAGTTCTTGTAAGTTCATCATCATACTTCCATCACAGTTCAAACATAAGACTTCTCTTTCTGGACACGATATTGCTGCACCGAGTGCAGCTGGAAGACCATATCCCATCTCTCCTAATCCATATGAAGAAAACATTGTGTGTCCTTCTTGTAATCGTATTGCCTGATGTCCAGATAGTAATGCGGTGCCCATATCCGTCACTATTATTTGCGTTGGTTTTAAAAAATCAGAAAGTTTATCAATAATTCTATATGAATTTGGAAAAATATTATCAATATGTGCTTCTTCTATAAATGGAAATTTTTTTGATATTTCTACACATTCATTTATCCAATCTGTATTTTTATAATTTATATCTTGTATTTGTTTAATAAATTCACCACAATCTGTATTAATGCATAGTGTTGCAAACTCTTTAAATTCGGTTGTATCTACATCAACCATTACAATTTTTGCCCCACGAGCCAATTCTTTAAAATCGTATCCAGTTTGTGGAAGTGCCATTCGACTTCCCAAAACTAGTACTAAATCACTTTTTTGTAAAATAAAATTGGCAGCACGTTGACCATATATTCCGGGTCTCCCAAAATACAATGGATGGTCATCTGGTAAAATATCAATACCTGACCAGGTTAATAAAACAGGAACTTGAATGTTATTTATAATATTTTTAAAACTATCTACGGATTTTGACAATTTAATGCCATTCCCGGCTATTATAACTGGTTGCACAGAATTCAATATTAAATCTTTAATATTAGATATCCCATTATTTATAATTTCTGGCACATACCTATTCCAAGGACGAAATTCAATATTTTTAGTTTGAATATCAAATGGAATATCTAATAATACTGGTCCTTTTCTTCCATTTAATGCGATAGAATATGCATTTTCCAACTCATCTTGTATAATATTTGGATCCAATATTATTTTTGAATATTTTGTTGTTTTTGAAACCATATGCGCAATATCTAATCCTTGTGTTCCATACATTCTACGGTTAGCATGCTCGGAAATATAAAAGGACGATTCCTGACCACATAATACAATTGTTGGTGTTGAATCTGCCCATAAACTAACAATACCAGTTACCGCATTGGTAACGCCTCCACCAGCAGTAACAAGCGCACATGCCATATTTCCGGTTGTTTTATAATATGCACCTGCCGCAATTATTGCGGATTGCTCATTATGAACATTTATAATTCGTATATTTTTATTATTAAATGAATCATATATATGAGAATTTGCTGAACCAATGATACCAAAAACAATTGATATTTTTTGTTCAAGTAAGAAATTGGATATAATATCACTAACTTTCATTTATTATATTTATTCTCCATTATTTTTTATGTTATTTTATAAAAAACATAAAATTTACTGCATTGTTACATTTGTTCATGTATTTTTCTAAGCGCATGTATAGCAACACAGTTTATAATTTCTAAATTTCCAGCACTACTCACTATGATATTACTAGAACTAATCATATTAATATTAATCATTAATACATTTGGATTTATTTTTTCTGGTTTTGAAACTGTATAATTTTGCGCATATTCTTTAATTTTGTTAACATAGTTGAAAAAATCGTCAATATCTGTAAAGTCATTTGATGACTTTATAAAAATTGTAGTTTGCATTATATTTGTATGTGGATTAATATTTAATATTACCTTACTATTAGATATATTTGTTATTTTATAAATAGCCAACTCAGTAGTTTCTATATATTTGTCTATATTTATACGGGTCGCAATACCTGCACTTTCTGAGTTAATCTGTGTTACTACCTCTACATATGTTATATTATTAAGTTTTTCCTTAAAATAATTTATTATAGGTATTGATATTTGACCACCACAAGTAATCATATTAATATTTTTTGTATTAATTTCTGTAATATTTGGAATATAAAAATCACCAACATTTGAAGGGGTTAAATCAATAACTTGGATTCCTTGTTCTTGAAAAACATTTGCATTGTTTTTTGCTGAAAATGCATCAGTACAATCAAATACAATGTTGCAACATCTTGGATTATTTATAAAAAACGATATACTTTCATCACTGTATTTTACACTGTCTGGTATTTTTTTAGTTGGACTTCTCCTACCGACAAAGGCAACTATTGTTACAAAATCTAAGCGTAATATTTTATGTAATAAATCATATCCAATTTGACCAGTTCCGATTATTGCAATTTTAATCATATAATAATATATTTTGTTATATTATTATGTATATAATATCTATTTTGTTTTAATCTATAATTTATTTATCAAAAAACTCGACAATCTTATCGCAAATGTAATCTACATCTTCGACCACCATTCCATGATGTGCACCCAGCAAAAAACCTTCCGCCATTACTCTGTCCGAATTCGGAAACTCCTGTAAATAATGTCGATACACCGGGTGTCTGGTTATATTTCCTGCAAAACATACGCGGGTTTGAATATTGTTCTCTTCCAAATACGTCAGTAATTTAATGCGGTCCTTGGCTAAAAATGGAATCGCCAACCAATCGTCCGTACCATTCACAATCGGCAGAGTCAATTCCTTCACATTCTGTAATCGCTCAAAATATCGTTGAAACACGGTTCTTCGCTTTGTCTTTATTTCTTCAATGCGCGCCAACTGAACCAGACCAAATGCAGCATTCATTTCGGACGATTTCATATTGTATCCAATTGCCCCATATAAGAACTTATAATCATATGGAATGCCATCAATATTAAATTCAAACCGGGTGCTCACATCTTCCGAATTGTCGCCGATTCGCCCCCAGTCGCGAAACATGATGGCCCGCTTCAACTGCTTTTCATCATTGAACATTACCATTCCGCCCGAACCACCCGCGGTTATCAAATGACTTGCATAAAAACTAGTAATCGAAATGTCGGTTTCTGGTGTATATGTCACTGTGTCTGCCGAATCTTCGAACAACGGAATATTGGTGCGCTTCCTAAGTTCCGTCCAATCTGGTTTGGAACCAACTAAATTCGGCAACAATATCAATTTGGTTTTCTCAGTAATTTGTTCACACACTTGGTCTACTGACGGAACATAAGTTCCTATTTCGACGTCGCAAAAAACAGGTTTCAAACCACACTGAATAATTGGTGCAAGAGTTGTCGAAAATGTGCATGCTGGTGTAATTACCTCATCACCTGGGTTTAAATTCAACGCGCATAATCCTAGCAAAATCGCGGAAGACCCACTATTCACAAACAATCCATATTTCTTTCCAAATGTTTTGGCAATATCTTCCTCAAATTTCACGGTTCTTGGGCCAAAACCGGCTAACCAACCATCATTTAAACAATCTACAACTGCTTGAATTTCAGCATCCCCATATGCCTCTTTTTTATTAGGAGCATACCAAATTTTTTTCATACTTCTTCTATATTATATTATATACATTTGTTTATATTTATTTCAAGTAATTATTTTCAACTGTATTTTGAAGGGTTCCGTCTTCCAAATGATTCAGGTCTTCTATAAATGACTCATAAAATTTATTATTGTAAGTGATTATATCATCCCATTGTTGTTTCGCCAAGTGAATGGTTGATTTTGCCCATTCTATTTCTTCTTGTCCATATGCAATTCCATAATAAAATTCAATGTTTTTACTTGATAAATATCTGTATCCAGCAGTAGTTTTTAACCATTCAATTTTACTCATATTTGGCATTGGAACAACAATTGATATGCACCCACATAGCACAGCCATAATATTTAAAAATGTCAAGGGGTCATAAGATACAAAAGTTTCAAATTTATTAAATATTTCAAACAAATTATTATGATTATGGTGTCTTGTGATTTCAAATGAGTTTTGTGGGTGAGCTTGTATTAGCGTTTTTCTCATATGAGCTCCTTTTCGAATTGAAAAACAACAACTGTTTTTGATTCTTATATTATTCATATTTTTAAAAATTGGAGGTATTATTAATAACGGCAATATTTTATAAATGGTTTCTTGTAATTCTGGAGCCGACTCAATTTTATTTTCAGTATTAAAATAATATACAAGCTCTTTTTGATTCCACGAATTCATATAATGATGGGGCACATTCTGTCCTAATTCACTCAACATCCAACGAATTGAATATCTTGCACATAATGGGTTTCCAATTGTGCCTTCGCAATATACTACAATACAGTCTGTGATATCAAAATCATTGTTGTAATATTTATTAAAATGTGGACTTGGAATCATACCAAATGTTGGATACATTCTAACATTTTTACCACTTTCCTCCAGTTTTTTTGCTAAGTAATATAAAACATTAACCCCCCCATCTCCTTCTGAATAATATGCATGAGGATAAATAATAATATTATTATTATTAAATTTATTTTTACAAATTTTTGCTAGATTTATATTTACATTGGTCATTCTATTTATGTTTACTACAAATTTTGCATTTTTAATTGTTGTATCTACGTTACTATTCATATTTACATTTATAAATATTTTTTGCGATATCATCAAAATATTTGCACCAATGCCTTTTTTAGATAACAATTCTTGGTTTGCATTGAACCAACTACTATAATATTTTGTTGCAATATTTATAAGTTCGGTTGTTGGTATGTTAATTATATTTTTACTAATGTAAGATGATATAACATCTTTGGTAATATCGATTGCATCATCTTCGCTTAATCCAAATTTTATTAATAACATAACTTCCATTTACATGTAATCAATTTAAAGTTCATATATTGTTTTGTGAATTATAAAATTCTAAAAATTTATTTCCATTCGCATTTCCT